TTGTGTTTAACTAAAACAGTGCTGTTTGTGTTTAACTAAAACAGTGCTGTTTGTGTTTAACTAAAACAGTGCTGTTTGTGTTTAACTAAAACAGTGCTGTTTGTGTTTAACTAAAACAGTGCTGTTTGTGTTTAACTAAAACAGTGCTGTTTATGTTTAACTAAACATTCCCGCTCCTCAGGCTGAGCCGCTCTGAGAGCCGCTGAGCCGCTGAGCTGGAACCCATAAGCTGAGCCGCTCTGAGAGCCGCTGAGCTGGCACTGATAAGTCTGCCCACTTATCAGCGAGCCTGGAGCGGCTCAGCGCTCAGCGCTCCTTATCAGTGCCGGCGCAACGTTGAAACGGCTCCTATCAGCGCTACTGTCAACGCGAGAGCTGAGCCGCTGAGCCGCTCCGCTCCTTACCTTCTCCGCTCCTTACCTTCTCCGCTCCTTACCTTCTCTGTCTCTGCCATGAACCCCGTTTACACTCCAGCTCAGCTCCGCTCCTTTCCCTGGATTGTCAGCTCTGCCACGTTGCGCACTGAAGACCTAGCGCTCAGCTGGAGCTCTGCTGCTGAGGAGCTCCTAGAGCTCAGCGGCGAGGCTCTCAGCTCCAGGCTCAGCGCTGCGGATCTGGAGCTCCTCACCATTGTCGGGAGCTCTGCCACTGAGGAGCTCAGCTCCGCTCAGCTCCGGGAGCTCAGCGAGCTCTGCGCTGAGACTCTGTTTGATCTCCTGCAGGAGCTCTCGCCGGTGGGCTTCTCCTTCTCCTCGCACCCGGGTGACGGCGCTCTGTTCGGCTTCTGGCTCTCTGAGGAGATCGCTGAGGAGCTGGAGCGCTGCGGACTCGACTCCGAGGAGCCTTCTACCGTTGCTGAGCTTCTCCAGGAGCTGGACTCCTTAGGAGCGGATCTCTGCAGTCTCTCCGACTCATTCCACGGCTTCGGAGACGGTCCTACAGAAGAAGAAGCCGGCGCAGACTTTGCGCTCCAGTTATGGGAGGAGACAGAGAGCGCCGCAGCGGCTCCGCTGGAGTGGCCGCACCGTTGTATTGATTGGCGGCAAGCGTGGTTCGAACTCCGGTGTGAGGGATTCCGTCTGCTGCGCTTCTCTCCTTGCCGCTTCTTTGTCTGGCGCTTCTGAGCGCTGAGCTGAGCCGCTCCTCTGAGCCGCTCAGCTCCGCTCCTTACCTTCTCCGCTCCTTACCTTCTCCGCTCCTTACCTTCTCTGTCTCTGCCATGCTCCCCCCTAACCTCCGCGCCACAATCCAGGAGCTCTCTTCTCTGAGCGGCTCCTTCTATTGTTTGGCGCCAGAGCGGCTCCTTAGCTTCTCTCCTGACAAGCCAGAGACTTACGGCAACCGCTGGATTCCAGTTAACCCGCTCTCTCAGCGCTCCTATAGTTACAGCGAACTTACTGATACCTGCAGACTCCTAGGCTACGCTCATCTCTCCACACTGGAGATCGCAGAACGGCTCAGCGCAGAGAAGCTCTGGCAGAGCGCCACACTTGTCTTCTGTCCGGACTACTTCTCAAGCGGTGATTATGGCGGCTCTTTAGTGGAGCTCAGTAATCTGCAGACCTTCCTAGAAGACTACAAAGAGGCTCCAGGCATTTATGAGCTTTATGGCTCCTATGGCTCCGCTGGACTCGCTCTAGACGTGCGTCACATTACAGCGGAGATCCTAGAAGACCTAGGAGCGCTCCAGTCCTATCCTGTCCGCTCTGAGGATCATCTCTATCACCTAGAGCTGGAGAAAGAAGAAGAAGCGTGGGAATGTTGGGCTGAGCGAGACTTCCGCTCAGCGCTGATAGAAGAAGCGTTAGCACTGTTCAGCTCAGCGCCGGAGGCTCAGCTGGAGAGCCTAGAAGAAGCGTTAGAAGAAGCGGAGAGCGGCTCTCTGGCTGAGCTTCTCCGCTCTCTCCAGGAGAGAAGTAACCTCCATTGGGAGACGGAGACAACTTCTAGATGGTGCGATGCAGAGAGAGCCGCTCAGTCTCTCCAGGCAGAAGACCTAGAGCAGCTTCTCAGCGCTCAACCTGCAGCGCTCCAGCTCCTCAGCTCTCTGCGCTCTGTCTCTCAGCTGGAGCTCCTGCCTTGAAGCTCAGCAATACAGAGAGAGCGCTACTCTGCTGGAGCGTTGAGAGCTCGCTTCTCCAGGCTGAGCCAGAAGAGACGGAAGCGCTGGAGCTCCTTCTTCTTAGGCTCAGCGGCTCCGCTTCTCCTTACGCTCCTTTCAGCTCCGCTGAGCTCTGGCGCTCCGCTGAGCTGAGCCGCTGAGCTGAGCTGAGCTGAGCTGAGCTGAGCCGCTCAGCTCCGCTCCTTACCTTCTCCGCTCCTTACCTTGCCGCTCAGTCTCTCCAGACTGAGCGGCTTCTCTCTGCGCCGCTCAGTCTCTCCAGGCTGAGCGGCTTCTCTGTGAGCTGAGCTGAGATGCTTCAGGGTTAGCTGTGCTGCGCTGCTGCAGGGTTAGCTGTGCTGCGCTGCTGCAGGGTTAGCTGTGCTGCGCTGCTGCAGGGTTAGCTGTGCTGCGCTGTGCTCGGCTCGGCTCGGCTCGGCTCGGCTCGGCTCGGCTCGGCTTGTTGAGAATGCGTCGCATTAGCAGCCGCAACGGGTCCCTCCGCCGCCCCCAGACCGCGAGGGGTTTCGAATCGCAATTATCATCTAGGCACGTCCCGCGAAAGTTGTTTCGCTATCTATAACGACACACCTACCCTTACCCGTAAAAAAGCAAAACCGGCCATCATACCACGAAGATTTGCTCCCGACCTACAAACAAGGCTAGAATCACCGCCATGGCTCTGATTTCTAAAGCAGATGCTGCTAGGGCACTTGGAGTTACCAAGGAAGCCGTGTATGCAGCAATTCGCACCAATCGTCTATCGGTGGTACGCACAGGCGATGGCCGCGAGCTGATCAACTCCTCCACCATGCGCGAGGAGTGGACCGCCAAGACTCAAAAGCGCGTGGGACGCGGGCCTAAGCCTCCGGCTGGAACCGTCGAGCGCACTCCGCTACGTCCGCACGAACAGCCTTCCCAGGCACACCCCACTCCCACTCCAACCAGCACCACACCCTCACACGAGTCGCTGGCACGCACAAACGAGGTAATTCCCGACTACAACGAGTCCCGCGCTCGCACCGAACACCTAAAAGCGGAGCTGCTTGAGCTGGAACGCAAGCAAAAAGAAGAAATCCTAGTAAAAACCGAAGAAATTGAGTCAAAATGGGTAGAAATCATCACAATCGCTCGTACCAAGATACTTGGCATACCTACTAAGGCCAAACAGCGAATCCCCGACCTAGACAACAGCGCCATCACAATCTTAGACGATATAGTACGCGAAACCCTGGAAGACTTAGCCGCAGCACCCGCCCGTACATGACCCAATTAGCCCCTGCATTACAACTTTCATCACTACAACGCCTCGAACACGCCGCCTACTCCGCCTTCAAGCCTCCCCGCCGCCTGACCCTCAGCGAGTGGGCCGACACCTACGCCTACCTCAGCGCCGAGAGCAGCGCTGAAGGCGGTCGCTGGCACACTCTCCCCTACCAAAAAGGCATCATGGATGCCATAAGCGACCCGCTAATCGAGCAGGTAACGCTGATGAAGTCCGCTCGCGTCGGCTATTCCAAGATTCTCAACCACGTTATCGCTTACCACATACACCAAGATCCCTGCCCAATTATGTTGGTGCAGCCCACCATCGAAGATGCGCAGGGCTACTCGAAGGAAGAGATCGCGCCCATGCTGCGCGACACCCCCTGCTTAAGCGGATTGGTTAGTGACGCTAAAGCTAAAGACGGTGCTAATACGATTTTACAAAAGCAATTTCCAGGTGGAACGCTAAGTCTTGTGGGGGCTAACTCGCCACGGGGCTTCCGGCGTGTAAGTCGTCGCGTAGTCCTGTTCGACGAGACAGACGGCTACCCCGCCTCCGCTGGTACGGAAGGCGACCAAATCAAATTAGGCATCCGCCGCACCGAGTATTACTGGAACCGCAAGATCGTCGCCGGCTCCACCCCCACCATCAAGGACTTCAGCCGCATCGAGCGGATGTTCCTCCAGGGCGACCAACGCCGCTACTTCGTGCCCTGCCCCCACTGCAACCACATGCAGTACCTCCGCTGGGCGCAATTCACCTGGAGCGACAACGACCCCCTCACCACCACCTACAAGTGCGAATCCTGCAACGAACTCATCCCCCACTCCAAGAAGCGATGGATGGTCGAAAAAGGCGAGTGGCGCTCCACCGTCCCCGGTAACGGCAAGCACATCAGCTTCCACATCTGGGCCGCCTACTCCTACTCCCCCAACGCCACCTGGTCGAACCTCGTCGAAGAGTTCCTCGAATCCAAAAACGATGCCGAGCAACTAAAGACCTTCGTAAACACCGTCCTAGGGGAAGTCTGGGAAGACGAATACGCCTCCAAGATCGGCGCCTCCGCCCTGCTGGAACGCGCCGCCAAAGAGACCTACACCCAGCTCATCGTTCCCGCCTCCGCGCTGGCCCTCACCATCGGCTGCGACTGCCAGGACGACCGCCTCAGCCTCAGCGTCTGGGCATGGGGCCGCGAAGAGGAGGCCTGGCTGGTGGACCGCAGCAAGCTCTACGGCGACCCCTCCCGCCCCGATGTCTGGAAACAGCTCGACGAAGTGCTCAGCAAGCCGTTCCTCAGCGAAGACGGCATCGACTTCCGCGTAAGCGTCTGCGCCATCGACTCCGGCGGCCACCACACCGCCTCCGTCTACGCCTACGCCCGCGACCGCGCCGCCCAAGGCGTCATCGCCATCAAGGGCATGTCCACCAAGGGCAAACCCCCCATCGGCAAGCCCTCAAAGGTGGACCTCAACCACAAGGGCCAAATCTTACGCAAAGGCGCCCAAGTATTCCCCGTAGGCTCCGACGCCATCAAATCCCTCCTATTCGGCCGCCTAAAGCACAACGAACCCGGTGCCGGCTACCTCCACTTCCACGCCAACACCCCCCTCGACTACTTCGAGGAACTCACCGCCGAAAAACAAATTCTCCGCTACAAAAACGGCTACCCACAACGCATCTGGGTAAAGAAAAGCACATCCCCCAACGAAGCCCTCGACGAACTCGTTTACGCCTACGCCTCCCTCCACCGCCTCTACCAGCTTTACGACCGCCGCACCATCTGGGATCAGCTGGAACGCAAGCTCCGTCCCCTAAGCGGCGACGCCGACACGCCCCCGCCCGAGCCCCGCTCCGCCGCCGCCTTCAACGTCCTAAGCCCCCCACGCCCCTAAGCCCCCACGCCCTCACACCACACAGCTACCAAGTTGCCACGCCACTAAGCCCTCACGCCCCCACACCACACAGCTACCAAGTTGCCACGCCACTAAGCCCTCACGCCCCACACCAC